CAGGTGATTCATAACTATTGATTGTAAAATCACCATAATTAATTAATGTACTGTTTTCATCTTTAACTAATCCTTCGTAAACATCAGATATTAAATCTCTTGCTTCTTTGTATATAGCAATCTTTAATGCTCTATCTACATCAAGTCCTTCTATTGCAGTAGTAACTAAGTTATCTATTTGTACAACGTGATGTGTATTTGTATCAAAAGTTAATTGTTCTGCGTCTTTAAGCTCATCATAAATCATTTCATTTAATGCAGGTAATACAATGCTATTAGCATTTATAATATTTTTTAATCTATCTGATCTACCTAATGATTGTCTAAAGTTATCTGAATAATCTTGTAAAAACGCTCTGTCTTTATCTGTAATGTTTAGATCCGCAGCAAACTCATTGGCACCTGCTGCACCTACACCATTACGATTATCTTTATGTGATGTGCTGTTTATAAATGCTGCGTGCTTTGCTATTTTATCAAATACATTTTCATCTTTAATGTTTCCTAAAAGATTACCCTGATTAAACGCTTTATTTTTTTGCAACCATTTTTGCAATTTAGATCTATATGTTGTAAATGTATTACCTTTTGTGTAGTAAGGAGATGATCCACCTATACCGAATGGTACGTCAAATACTTGATCAGTTGTATTAAATGGTGAGGTAAATAAATTATGTTCTCTAAAATCTACACTTTGATAGGTATCAACACCACCTACATTTGCATGCAAATTGTTCATAAGAAACTCTGCTTCTTTATTAGTAAACACTTCATAATCAGCTACTAAATCAAATAAGCTAATACCTGCTTCACCAATAGTTGTTATGTAATCGTAAACTACACGTGCAGGTATTGGTATCTCCATTTTTACAGCAAACACAACATTATCAACTAAGCTACCACCTTTGATAAAATTAGAAGCATATCTTTTTTGTTGATTCCATACACCGTTATTAGCAAACTCATCATACTTTTCAACTTTTTCTTTTATTTCTGACAACACTTCTTGATCTATAAAGTCATCATCAAATATGTCATCATATCCATGAGTAGCAAGATCTAACATTAATGCTTGTATTTCATAATGCCAATGTGGTGTAAAGTTATCAACACCACCAACTTTACGATTGTTCATTTGTATAACATTCCAGAATCTATTAAATGGATCGTACTTATCTCTATATGTTTTCCAACCTAATCCACCAGGTAGCCAATTATTATTTAGTTCAAATATTTGTTTTATTTTATTTAATCCGTCTGCTGAATCTAAATCAACATTGCCTAATTCAAATGACATAATGTCGTCATAATATCCCATAGCATTGTTAGCCCATATAACATTAGATTGTACCCAATTCCGCGCACCATTAATCCGTGCTGACTTTTTTAAAATGTTGTGATCTAAACTTGTAGCTGTTTCTTTGTTAAGATTGTCTACTTTTATTTCCCAATGATCTTGTGGTTCGTGAAATAATGTTGTGTGATCTGGTCTTACATTGCTTGGATAATCAATAATTAATCTATTATTACTACCTGGTTTGTATATACCTGTAGTAGTATCGTCATCTATATCAAATCCAACTGATTTCCAAAAAGAATTACCGTATGGTGTATCTAAAGTTTTGTCTAATAACGTTATAGGTACATCTATTTCATTAGATAACTTAATTAACTTTTCAGCTATTTCTCTACCTACACCTACTCCCTGTCTATCTGGTTTTATATACAATGCTTCTACGTATATCTCATCACCATTGACTACATTGCCACTTGTTAAATCAAAATGTAAACCGCTACCGTCTCCTGCTTCGCTTTGTGTGTCATCTAAAAACTCACCGTATTCATCTTTTAAGCTATCCAATAACTGCATAACTTTATCCTCTTTGTCTAATATGTTTTCTGTTTTAGGTAAATTTAAATTAGTTTCAGATGTAGGTTCTCTTACATAAGATGTTTTACCAGGAAACTCTAGCAACTCACTCTCATTAGTAAATCCAAATCTACTCCAAAACTGTGTTATATCTCCTTCATCTGATGACGGTTCTATAAATATTGGTAATTGATATTCGTCTGCAAACTCTATAACCTTTTCTATTACTGCAGTACCTATTCCCTGATTTCTATATAGATCAAATATTTCTAAGTACCTTCCTTCAAGACGATTGTTATCTTTTAAAAATACATCAAATTTATTAACTCCCTGAAACTCATCATCAATAAAGTTATATATATCACTCCAATCATCTGCCATTTGATTAGCACTAGGTACTCCAATTAAATCATTGACAACAGCTTTTTTAACTTTAGCTGTGCCATAATCACTTTTTGGACCTATGGCAGGTTTAAGTATATCAACTTTATTTTGTCCACTTTTACCTCTAAAATCAGGATCTAATCTGTATTGAAACATAATCTCGTATAAAGGATCTTTCCAAACATCACCAACTGCTTTACCTTTATACTTTTCCTCTAATGTTTTTGTCATATTAAAAATTAAATTTTCAAATGCAGACCAACCTGAACCAAAAAATCCTTCTAATTTTTGATAAAATTTGTTTTTGTTGTTGCCTGGTATAGTTGCAGCTAATCTATTGTTATTAATCCATTCGTCATTTTCATCATAAATTTCTAATGTTTCTAAAAATTCTGAATATATTAATCCATTATTTGTTCTATTAAAATAATTAGCTGCTTGTTCTTTTAATAATCCTTTAGCTTCTTGTAATCCATTTAAATATGCTGCTGCATTTTCTGGTGCGTTTTCTATTTTTGCGAATATTTTTTTAGTATCTACTAAGCCACCTTCCTCCATATTTTTCAAATCAGTAACAAAGTTTTCACCGTACATTAAGGTTGCTCTAGCAGCAAATGATTCTGGTACTACAGATCTTATTTTAAATGCTTCGTGATTAACTTGTTCCTCTAAAAAATAGTTAGCCCATGACAAACTTAATTTTGTATCGTTAGTTTGGTACTTTACAAATCTTTCAAATGCTCTTTGATAATCACCTATAATAGTTTCTATTACGTTTACTGCTGTTTGTTCTCTATCAATTTTATCTCCAGAAACACCAGGCATATTCATAATTTCTTTTATAACACGTTCAAATTGCTCGTTAGCTTTATGTATAGCGTCTACTAATTCTGGATATGGCATATCCTTCATAGCTTGCCTTAATTTTTCCATAAAATTACTAGCAGCGTTTCTATGTATTGTTCTTTGTTCTAATAAATAACGTACTGTATCTACTAATAGATCTGGTTGACTTAAACCTACAGCTTCAAAAAATTCATCAACAATGGCATTTAATTTAATTGATAAATCGTTAAACTCATCAATCTTTGACATTGTCTACTCTACGATCATATTCTCTAATAGCTTTTAACAATGCTCTAGGTCCTTTTTCTTTTTGTATTTTTGACCATTCAGCTAATCTAGTTTCACGATCCATTACGCATAACCTCCTGCATTCATATTACGCAACTGTCTTACACTACCTAACAAGTTAGTAATATCATTACTTACATTAGCTTGTGTCTCTGCACGTTCCTCACGTGCTTCTAGGTATGGCATAGCATAGTTAGCTACTGATTCCTCTGGCGTAATTAATTCTGGTAAGTTATTTAATGTATCTTGTAAATCGTCAAACATACCTCTGCCTGCTAGTTGTTGTGCAACTGCTTCTTGTTGTTCATACAACTGTGAGTTAGCAAAGTATTCCTCATCACTTGTTGTAACTACATCACCTAACAATTCCCACTCTGCTCTTGACAAGTTAGATGTATCAAATCCCATAGTTGATAAACCGCTTTTAACTGCTCTACGCTTATCAAACAAAGTAGGTGCAGTATATTTTTTTGGACTAATTGGTGGTACGATTACAGGTCTAGTTGCTGCTTGTTCTATAACAGTTTCAACGTTTTGTAATCTAAGGTTAGCTTCTGTCATTGCCATTTTCATTCCTGCTTGTGAAGCGGTACCCCACCTACCTTTTTCTAATAAATAATCATTGTATGTCATGTATCCACCATTAACCATTTTTAATTGCACTGCTTCTTTTTCATCACTAGATAAACTTATCCACGATACTTTACCAGTACCCTGTCCGTTAATGTGATCCATACCACCGTATATATCTCCTGCGTTTTCTACAGTAACTTGTTTGTATTGTGGTATGTCTTGATCTTTTACACCCATGTAATCAATTTGTCCATTGACCATGTTTTGTTTTACTACATCTGCAGTTTGTGGTCCATACACTGTATAACCTAAACCTACACCGCCAAAACCTTCACCAGTAATTGTATTAGAAGCAAAGTAATTATCTGCTTGTGCTTTTACTGTATTAAGTTCCTCATCTGTATAACTATCGTCAACAGGTTGTATATAAATGTTTTGGCCGTATGTTCTATATAATTCATCTTTATCATCTAGTGATAACAATTCTGTACGTTCGTTTACTTTTTTACCGTCTGCATATTCAACAATGTAATACTTACTAGATCCAGACACTTCTGTAGATGTAACTATTCTGTCATTTTCTACAGCACCAAAGTAATTTGTATAAGATCCTTTAAATTCATGTAGGCCTGTTTCATCATTTAACGTAGTTTGTGGTTGCGCTAATACTTGTGGTCTTGGTTTAAAACCAACAGGCCCAACATTCAAAGCACCATAGTTACTTGGATATGTACCAAATAGATCTAAGTTAATATTTATACGTCCACCTTTTTCTTTTACGTATTTATCTAATTGATCAGAGTGATACATCATAGATCCACTACCGTCTTGTGGTCTAACAATAATAGGATATACATCATCATCTGTAGACGCTGTACTTTTAACAGTTGCTAATTGCCATTGATAAAATTTATCATCACCAACTAACCCTGCACCCATTTCTTGCCCTCTATATATTTTTGTAAATAACTCGTTGTCTACATTCACTTGTGGTCCAGGTACTCCTGCCCAACGTGATTCACCTGTAGCTTGTGCAAGTGCTGTGTTAATTACATTTATTGCTCGTTTATATCCCATTTTAAAATTAGCTGTATCTTTAGTTCTTACAGATGTTATATACATAAGGTATTGCAATGTTCTAGCAATGACTTGATCTACTGGTAAATTACTGTATGACAATATCTCTGATTTAACTTCGTCCTCATAACCACTAAAATATCTAGGTGTTGTTCTTGTGCTAGCACCAGTAGTAATAAATTCACCCTGTCCTGCATTATCTATATATTGTGTTATTTGATTTATAAAGTTATCAATTACTTCTTGTTCTGTCATACTTCCTCTGTTGGCAACATGTAGCCATATTGTTCCATTACTTCTTGATCGTATTGTAGATCCTCTAAAAACCTGGTAGGTTCAGAAAACCAGTTATTCAACACTCTCTCATAAACCAAATAAAAATCTGGATACTTATTAATGATACCACTAACTGTGTTACGAAGTTGCTGTCTTTCCCTAAAGAATTGTCTACTTGATCTCCAACCGTCTTTAGTTAAACCTGCTGCTAATGCCTTTTGTTCTAATCTAGTTACTTCTGAAAAGAATATATCTAAACCTTTACCTGTATCAGTACCTGCTAACTTAGCGTTTTGTTGCCATGTTTTAAGTTCTTGTACTGCTTGTTCTGTACCTGCACTTTGCATAACACCAGGAATCGGACTACCGTATCCTGGAAATCGTAAACGTGCTTCATCATCAGATATAGCTAAGAATTGATTTCTAGCACGTGATTGTCTTGGATCTGTAATGTCAAATGTCTCTAAACTATTACGTCTTAGGTTTTCTACAAAGTATGATCCTAATCTTTGATTTCTTATGTATAGCCATTGTTCTGCATTTAATGTTTGTCTTTTACCAGATCGTAAGTTTCTAATGTATGCTTCATAACTAAAATCACCACCGCCACCACCAGGTATAGCGTATTGTGCTGTAAGACTATGTGATTCAAACAACTCTGGATTTTCCTCTTGCCATTTAACACCACGTTCATCAACTGGTCTAGGTTCTATAACTTGTGTCTTTGGTGTAATTAAAGATATTGGATTAAAACCAAATGTCTCAATAAAATACTTTGTAGCTTCGTGATTATCACCAGGTGTAAATAAGAAATTACCTTCTCTATCTTGTGGTGGTGTTTGTAATATTTCTCTGTAGTAATCTGCTAATGCTTGTTTACTTATAAAGTTATCTGCATTACGTGGATCACCAATATCATATCTAACGTTTAATGATGTAGGACCTACCCATTGTGATAATGCTTTAATAAAAGTCATACCTCTAGCAACATTAACTGCTTTTTCCATTGTCTCTTGTTGTCCTGCTTGTGTGCTTGTATCCATACCATTAGCTTCTAATACAGTAAATGCGTCAATAATTGTATTACCTGCAACACGCATAAGTTCTCCCTGATTCTTATTACTGTCCATGTATAACGCTTGTATAAAAGATTTTAGATAACCAGGAACACCTGCTGCTGCAACTAGATCTGCAGGAGTATCTACGTTAGGTAATCCATACTCAAACAATCCCTCTACAACATCATCAAACTTAGGAGACATCTCTGCAATAAATGCAGCAGGAATTTGTACAGTAGGACCAATACCTGGTTTAAATGACATAATAAGGTTAAGTGCAGAAGCATATCCTGCTAAACGTAATCTAACTTGTCTATCTCTACCAAATGCTAAATTACTAAATGTTTCACCTAATACAGGAACGTTAAATACTTCCTCACCTGTAATCTCATCAGTAGCAAAAAATCCCTGTCCCTGTACTTGTGATAGTTCATTATCCTCACGTAAATTCTCAACAACCACCTGACCACGTCTTAATAGTTCAGGATTGTTTTTAAGTAATCCACCCCATGTAGTCATAATTTCTATAAATGCTTCACCGAATGGAAATATAGCACGTAAGTTATATGCTAGTTTTTTTCTAGTAGATAGATCATACAACAAGTTTTGTACTTCATCTAATGCGTATGCTTTTGCAATATCATCTATCTCGGTAAGTTCATTAATGTCTAATCTGTTAGCTAAATCTTTATTAAGGTTATATCTTTTGTTTGCTAATGTTTTTCTTAAATTATCTATTGTATATTTAATATTCTGCGAATCACGGTTATATGCTTTAGTAGATATAGTTCCTTCTTTTTTAAGTTGATCTAATTCTTTTAATTTATTTTTTTGTATATTGTATGCGTTATCAAATTCCTCTTGTACTTCTCTTAACAACTTTTGTATATCTTTATTGAAATCTACACCGCTAGCAAGATCTGCGTCATTAAGTTCTTTAATTCTTTTTTCAATCATTTGTAAATTAATACGTGTGTCTTTATCTCTAAAGAATTTTATGCCTACACCTTTTTCACCTGCTGCTTGTCTAAGATCACCAATAATGTTTTCTAACAAATTAGCTTCTGGTATGTTTGCGTCATAAGCACCTGCCCATTTAATTAACTCATCAGAATCTACAGATTTCTTTATGTTGCCACCATTAAGGATAAGATCACGCATTTCTTTTGTCATAGAAGGTAGTAGATCATAAATAGCACGCCAATATGCTTGTCTAAATACAGGTGATCTTGACATGTTGTCTGTACGTTCACCCATAAACATATTAAACATATTGCTTATTGCTTTTTGATAAAAACCTATGTCCTCAATCATATCTGCTTTTGGTACAGCTACATAGTCTGGCATGTGTATAACATTAAATGGATCACTAAACATTTCTACTAACTTGTCATAGTTACCTTCTGGTGCGTCAAATATTTCACGTAATGTTAATGGTTGTTCTAATAACTGACCGTCTGCAGTTTTACCAATACTTGTTTTACCTGTTCTCATCATGTTTAACAAACTAGGTAATGCAATAGTTGCGTCTTGTGAGTTTTCTATATTTTCTAATTTGTATATAGGTCCTATAATTGTATCGTCATCAATAAGTCCTTTTACTGCACGATATAATAAATCCTCATCAACTGTAAAACCACCACCAACATTCATGTGAACTCTAGCTATAAGTGCTTCTGCTATTGCTTGTCTACCTGCACGTGTAGAACTAGCTAGTGCATAATCCTCTCCACCTTTATTCCAGGCCTCTAGCAATTCATCTACATAACTATCTGATTTGTCTGCAAATATTTTAGCCATATCAAACTCATCTAATCCCTGTTTATTTCTAAACAAGAATTGAAACATTGAATCGTATTCTAATTTACGAATTTCATTTAGATAACCTTCAACATATCTGTTAAATTTTTGTTTATCTGTAATAGTTCCGTCATCATTCATAAACTCATTTTTGTTTATAACGGAATAGTTACGTGGGCCACCTCTAAATCTAACTCGTCTACCTTTGACATTGAATACTTGGTTTGCTTCACCACCAAATGCACGTGAACTAGCACGCTTCCATTCATCAGATTCTTTTAATATATCTCCCTTAATATCTTTAAATGTTACATTCTTTGCTGTCCAACGTCTTACTTTTGCTGCGTCTGCACCACCTAATCCTGCAACCTTCATAGCGATCCATGACAATGGATTACTTGCAATACCTTTGTATCCTCTAGCCCATAGACGTAATTGTTCCTCTGATATAACTCTTACTGTCCATGCACCACGTAATAGTACAAATGGTTTCCAGAATTGTGTGTAATACTTATCCATTAACTTACCTGTAATATCAGATCCTTTAGCAAATCCTTCTGGTAATTTATTTTTAATTGTTCCTATGTAACTAATTGTTTTAGATAATTCAGCAGGATCTGGCAATGCAATATTTCTATTTATTAATTCTGTAAGTAACTGTGGTCTAGGCATTGCTCTATATGCTTTTTTACCGTCATCAGTAGATAATGTTGCTACACGTAAATCCATACCTGGTGTAAGCATTTGTTCACCACTGTTAGCATACGTAAAGTATTTACGCATTGTGTTTAGATCTGCTTCCTCAAATATCTGTGTAAACTTTTCTGCTGCTTCTTTATCTGCACCGTGATTCTCTACTAGATCATCTACAGTTTTTTTCATCATTGTTTTTGTAGCAGCAAACACACCTTCATAGTCTCCTGGTTTTAATGTTAAAAACTCTGATAAAACTACATCTTTGCTAGAACTATCTAATGTTGTGTTATCCAACCATGATTTAACAGAATCAAATGTATCCTCCATGTGATCTACATCTAAGAATCTATAAGGTAATTCACTAGCGTATGTTCCCATAACTCTCCAGGCCCTGCTGTTACTATTTCTAGCTTTTCTAACTATTGCAGTTGTAGGTCCAAATAGTTCTGCTATCTCTCTGTTTTCTGGATCTAATGCTTTACCAACTAATTTACCTATGCCTCTACCAATAGTTCCTGCTGTAGGTTTTACATCTACACCTGCAGTTTTTAATCTAGGATTACCAAATATAAATTCCATAGCTTCATATAACTTAATCTTTTTTTCCTCACGAGTAATGTTTGATTTAGTTATATCAGTTAATCTTTTAACTACAGTTGGGTGTTTAATACCTGTTATATCTATAAAGTCGCTAACGTTTTCCATATCCACTAGCCACTCCATAAACTTATCGCCTGTCTTACCGTCTAACCATTGTGATACGTCCTCACGTTTAAACCATTTAGTAACACCATTGTCATTAAGGCCCATAACACTTTTTTGTATATCAGTTAATTTATCTTGTCTTGTTAGCTGTGCCATTAATCGTTCAGTAGGTTTAAAACTTTTACGTGCTTTACTTGCTGCACCTGCACCTGCTAATACATAGTTTGCAGGATCTAAGAACACTGCTTTAGCACCGTCTATTAAACCAGATATAACATTAAATGATTGTTGATTAGGTTCTACAACTTGTGCTGCAGCAACTCTACCTAAAGATATAGGAATTTTATTACCACCTTTAGTTGTGTAATTAAATATAGGATTACCTTCTTGCATGTTTCTATCTATCTCTGTAATAGGATTTCCTAATTTATTATTTATAATGTTTGCTGCTTCTGTATTGTTAATACCTCTGCTAATTAAAAATTGATATTCCTCAAAGTTTGGACTATTTGGATCTGCAGGATCTAATACTTCTGATTGCGGTAATATACCTGATCCAATGTTTACACGTTTGCCCTGTGCAAGATTACTTATTGCTTGTTTAACAGTTGATTTACCAGATTGACTATATGCGTCCCAAAAACTTGTAGTTGCTGCTTGATCTCCTGCAGTTGCAGCTATTGCAGCATTGATTGGCCTATCAACAAATGTACGATAAAAATCCTCTAATCCCATTAGTGATCCTCTAACCAATGCAGTAAATGGATCTCTTACATAACTTTTAAAAAATCCTTCGTCTTGTTTTAGTTGTTCATACCTATCTGCAAGCAACTGTAGTGTTTGATCCTCTGGTTGCATTTTAAGCAACGTCAAAGAACTAATCATGTCTGGTGTAAAGTTAGGATATGTTTGTGCTAACTTACTAGCACGGATTGCGTCTTGTGGAGTTAATGTTTTTTTAATAGCGTCATAACGCTTTGTTCTTTGATCTATTTCGTAAAATAAATCTTTTTCTACATCTGGTAATTCAAAAAAGTTTAATTCTGCCATGTTGAAGGATTAACTGATCGTTGTTGTGGTTTACTTTGAAACGCAGCAAGCATGGATCCTAACTCATCTGTTGGATAAATTTCATACATTGCTCTAATTAACTGTACAGGATCTGGTGGTAACATAGGTGATCCAGTAGCTGCAATACGTCTCGCTTCATCAGTTACTCCCTCTTGTATGTTTTCTTGTCCGCCACCCTGTGTAAATATATCTAATGCTTCTGGTGCTATGCCTGCAGGTAACGAAGGTGTTACTGCTTGTCCAGGTGCTGCTGTACCTTCTAAAGCTGCATTTGCTGCTGCTACGTTTTCCTCTGCTGCACCTTCTGTACCCATAGGTTCACCACTAAGCATTTGTTTTACTTCCTCAACAGTAACTCCAGTATCTGTTCTTTGTGATAACGCACCAGGACCTGATACTGCTGCAGGTTCAGCAGGCCTTCTTAATCCACCTCGTCTACCTCTTGATCTGCTACTAGGATCTATCGCCATTTATACACTCCTCACATTGACATAGTTCATGGTTAAACATTGCAATAGGAAATAAAACCATAAATCCTATATTGCTATTAAATTCTATTATCGGATTTTGTATATCGTTTATGTTGTTTAACTCTGGAAATCCAGGATCTACTCCAAAATGTTCCTCTATAATTTCCTCACTAGCTTCCCATACGTCCTCTAGTCCTTCACGAACAATATCTCTAAATTCTATATCTGTATAATCTGCCATTATCCCTGTCCTAGCAATAATGATCGTATGTCTATTCCTCCACCTGCTGCAGGTTGTGGTGCTGCTGCTTGTGGTACTTGTCCTAATTGTTGTAACATAGCTTCCTCCTCTGGAGACATTGCAGGTTCCTCTGCTGTATAAAACTTAGATAGAATTTCACTCATGTCATCAGGTGATTTGTATATTTCTACTACAGACATAGTAGCTTTAGGATCTCCCTGTTGTGCTTGTGCTAATAACGTTTCGAATAAAACTTTTTCTGCTTTTTCAGATCGTATACGTTCGTTGATCTTAGGTATGTTATCTAAACCGTCCATGTTTTCTTGTAATGTTTGTGTATCTAAAATACCTGCTTGTAACAACTGTAATCCAGATACTATCTTGGTAGGTTCATCAAAACTTGCCATAACACCATAGACACGTCTTGTAACAAAGTTACTGTCAATATCTGTTTCTGGTGTATAGTTTTCTGCAAAGCTAGATCCATTTCTATATCCTGCTAATGGTTTTCTTTTTCTACCATAAACAACTTGATCTAGTTCTAATCGTTTGCTATCTAATTCCTCAATAGCGTCTCGTAATACTAATTGATATTCTTTTACATTAAGATCTACAGATGACATAAGTTCTTGTAAGCCTTTACCAGTTGCAAAACTGTTAGGTGATATACCGTCATCAGTTAATGGATAGTTAGATCCAATACGCATTTGTCTTTCAATACGATCTATTTGTTGAAACATTTGATATGGCAAGTTACTTACTGGTTTACTTACCTGTGATCCAGGTGCAAGATAGTTTATTGCATTTCTACCTTTTTTGTAATTACCAGATTCTAATTCACCAATAATGTTTGTCTCTGTAAATACTGCGTCCTCCATAGCAATTACAGATAACACATTAATCTTTGCCATTGTTGACATAAGGCCTAACACATGATCGTATTGGCCCTGTAGTCTATCAAAACTATATCGTTTAGCTATAACAAATCTAGGTCCAGACTTTAACGGATTAGGTATAAAGTCCAGTATTTGTTTCATGTCTGGTAGGAATATGTATGTACCTTCCTCGTCATAATATTCTGCTAACTCAACACCGTCTGCTAATGAGTTCTCCCATGATCTGCTGTATGCGTCTGTGTATTTAAATCTTGTATAACCAGGTTGTTGACCTGCTTGATCTACATCAACCTTTGCTTGCGGATACATAGCTTTAATTGTTTGTACAGGTACTAACCTTATCAATGCCATTTCTTTTGGTTGTTGATCTGGTCCGTAATATCCTGGAAAACAATCGTATGGATCTCGTAACTGTGCTAGTGGATACTCGTTACCATTAGCGTCCTTCTTAGTTGTAATTACCCATACGGCAAAACCGTAACCAGGCAACCACCTACTAGCTTGTGGTAATGCTTTATCTAACTTAGCTTGTTTGTCATAGTGATGTACGATTCGTTCTAACTTCGCTGCTTTTTTTCTAGCTCTATCACTATCTCTATCGTTTAATGGATCTACTTTAATGTCTGGTACTCTACCTATCTTTTGTGCTAGGTGTTCTAATCCAGATAAAATTAAATTAGGTGCAGGTAAGTCCTCACTAAAATTATTTGATTGTTGTCCTAATAATGCTGCTACACCTCGTGATCCTCCGTTTAATATATCTCGCATTCTGTCTCTGTATTCCCAATGACCAGAATGTTCGTGCATACCACGAAGGTCCTCTAGTTTTTTAAAAAGTTCGTCTGCTGTTAACATTATCTATTCCAAAATGGTTCGTTCATTGTGCTTGCCTGCAATCCCTGATAACTTGGTTCATAATCATATTCCATTTGCGCTTGCAAAGTTTTTTGCAGCGTCTTTATTCTTTTCATTGGAAACCAACTTGCCATAACTAAGTCTGTCTTTGTCTTAACAGATCTACTGTTCTTTGCACTTGCTTGACTAAAGTAAATTAGCTGTTGCCTAAAGATACTAACTTTACGTTTCGTAATACCTTCCGCGTACGGCAAATTTATCTTTTGTTGCTCATACAGTGGTACCATTGCTGTTACTCCAAACACTGGATCCCACTTGTTCACGTTAGTTTCGTGTCCTTCTATTTTAACACCTGCCTTCATAGACCAATCCCTTATTTCTCTATCCTGGCGAATTGCTTTTTGAAATCCATTCTCCTCTACAATCCAATGATATAGATTATATTGTTCATGCCATTCCTTCATTAGTGCTAATGCTTTAGACACACCACCTCCCTGATCGTTACGTATGTCTACTAATGTCAATGTGCCTAACTTTACATTGTATGCCCATAACACTGCTGCTTGGTATCCTGTACTAGCAGGATCTAATCCTGCAATCAAACTTACATGTGGAGGTATGTCTCCTAACTTACGTGATCTATCTAAACAAGAATCTACTGCCTCTGGTGTAAATAATTGCATACCGTCTGGAATAGCTTTGTTTAGATATACCATTTCAAATATGTTTCTACCGCTTGTTGTCTCTGCTGCATGTAACTGTGATAACAACCATTTATGAGTACGCTTTGCAGGCCATAACATGTGCTTACTATGATCTGCGTCTGGATCCTCTAGCGGTACTTCTAAGTCATGCGCACGTTCTACAATAGATTGCCATTCCTGGTTATCAAGAATATGCGAATACAAATCATCTGGGTGCTGACGTGATCCAATTACGACCATGCCTGTGTGTTCCTCTTTTCTTGATTGAAGTGTTGTAGTCCACCAGTTTCTCGTATTCTCTCTAGCACTAGGTTGCACTGTTGTTGAGTGATCCTCAATGTCGTCTGCGATAATGAGGTCAGCGTCTCTGGAGAGAATCTTACCTCCTTTTCCAACTGCGACCAGAGTTGGAGACTTAATACCTGTAACTGTTCTAGTTGCAACAGTAAACTGACTACTTGACCAACTTTTTCCGCTTCTGTTTTCTGGTTTAAAATTTCGTCCTGGTCCACAAAAATCCTCTATTAACTTCTCATTACCTTCTAAGTGATCAAGCACGGAACTTACTGCGTTCTTAGCTATGTCCTCGTTTCCACCAACCCACATAACTCTTATGTTCGGATTCCTACAAATCACATAAACACAGAAGTGTGTTAATAAGTCTGTCTTACCATGTCGTGGCGGACTTAATACCATAAGTCTACCACCAGTTTCTATTGATTCAAGTATGGCTTTGATCCATTCCTGCTGAAAACCTGGTGTATCGTACGGCTCACCACGTTCTGTCAAAAAATATGTATCACGAAAATTAATAAAGTCATCTACCGATACTTTTGTATCTACACGCTCAAACTGCTGTTGTTTACGTTCTAACTCCAGGTCCTTATAGTACGCAGCTAACGATCGTGATATGTTTGCACGTGATGTAGACACTGCGTCTGCCACCTGCTGTTGCGTCATCTCACCAGATATAATTTTATCAAAGTATCCATACTCTTTACATACTGCATAGTATTTACCTCTACGCTCTGTAACAGCACCGTCAATACTTTTCTCTTGTTGAAACTCTGTAGTCTTTTTATTTGCTCTTGTAGCTCTGCGTCTTATGCGGTTGGAACACCGATCGCTGCAATATTTTTTTCTACCTTCGGGCAAAACGCTTGTGCAATCTGTCGCCACACAAATTACTTGCTTTGGTTTAGTCATCTGCTATAGTGTACCATACATAGTCGTAAAAAAAATTTTTTTATAAGCAAGATCTGTTGCTAGTTTTTAAGAAAAACAGGTCTGATAATGAGTCGGTAAAGCAAGCGGACTAACTAGACCGTGATAACTAGGGTTAGATCCTATTATTCCGAATATTTAATTAAAAGATTTCTAATAAAAACAGTATCAATGACCAGGTGCGAGGACCTACAGAGGCTAAGGAAAAGGGTTGCATGACCTGCCCATACGTGATTGGCAAAACAACTGCCTGGCTTGTTACTGTTGCTGATAAACTTTGATCTGGTTGGGCGGGATCGGCACAGGGATCGCTCTATCTACACACCACACTCCCGACAATAAAGTAGAACATTTGTTCTATTTATTGCTTATAACGTGTACAGATCTGTGTTACACTGTACACGGGGGTAAAGTAGTTTTGATAGTTAGTTTTCCCTTATAAAATTGATACATTTACGGCTCGTTTCAATACAAACTAACTAAACGCGGGTGCAACTCCCGCTACCTCCACTACTAAAAACACCAGTTACCACCTATATTTTTGGGCCTTCATACTTAATTAACGCGGTGCCTGGTTTAGGTAGGGCGGTCAAACGGACGCACTAACGCCCGCGCGGTCATACGTCTACGTTCTGCGGTTTTGTGTGTGTGTTCTGGGCGCTAGTGTGCGCTGTATGGTGTCCCGTACTGCAATGCGTGGACCGAATTGAATAACCTCCAGGCTATCCCGTCATTTGGATCTCATGGAGTAACTGAAGGGCGCTAGATGATACCGAAGCTGTGGATCTTAAAGCCTATATATAAAGAGGAATCCCGCTCAACGTGTTGGCGGTGTTAAGCGGGATCCGTACGCAACTACTAGAGGGCGCTAGTAGTTTAGAATGTTTACTTGATTGTTTGACGTACTAAAGTAATCGCCAAGCGTTCCAGGAAGCGTTATATCTACATAATTAAATAACCATTCTTTAATTAAATCACGGTCCTGGATACTTACATAAACATTGAGCCAATCTCTAAACCATTCCTGGTATTGATAATATATATTATATATCCAGACTTGATCTTGTTGCGTGTTGTCTAACTCGTGTTTAATCACAAGCCTGGAAGCAGGCCCGCCACCGCTTAACTCTATAATTGCCCATTGGTCATTAATATATAATGCTTCTGGATCGTGTCCGCCTAGTCTTGCGCCATAAGATAAGAAGCCTCCGTCATGTAAGTCCATATACGTAACTGGTCCGCCCTCTACTGCGTAGCATATTGGTAACGCCTCGCCATTTTCTTTTTGTAGCTTGTCAGCTTCCGCCATTGATTCGCCAACATGATCCAAAAAATAGTTATAAGACTTTTGCGCCTCTGCCTTATACTTTGGATCGTCTGTATTATAATTTATTTGCATGTCTGCACCTCCTTTTATATTTATACCATAGATTCGTAATTAATACAAATATAAAAATATTTACAGCTGTGAAGCTATCTAGCGCCCGCAAGTCTATTAACTGGATCTTTGACAAACTTTAAATAATGTTTTATTGTTATCTAGTAAGACAAAAGAGAGGTGAGCAAATGAGATTCATTGGATCCGTTGAGCTAGTAATAGACGAGAATGATTTGAATGGTGATTTTCTTGCGAGTCATGATATTAATGACGATAGAGAAATTACGCCCGATCAATTAAGACAAATGTTAGAGAGTGAAATTACTTCCTGGCTTTGTGGTATAGATGTAGACGCAACCGCAAGTTTACATAGAGTGAACGAGGATAATAAAGCGCTTGAAGTAGCATTTAATTTATTAGATGACGAACAAAAAGCGCGTTGGAATTATTTTATGGAGTTGCCTGGTTACGATTATCGCAAGATTAATTTTAAATCATACGAAGTAGCATTAAACGATTGGAGGGCTAATAATGAAGTGCAATGATGAGATCCATTACAGCATGAAGGAGATAAGACCTAGAGCTAAAGAGGAGAAGGGTATATTTAGTAGTCATGCTAGATATATTGAGGAAGGTGAACAAGTCTGGAGGTATTACGTACGTGTAAACAAACCTAACGCGGACCTTCATAAAAGAGTATGTAATGTATGCGGATATACTGAATACCAGTACGTAAAGCAAATGATAAAGAACAACTGGTTTACGTATGATATATTAGGTGCGCTATCTGATATACAACAAACGATACACGGTACTGGACTACATAAAAAACAAGTAGAACATGATGACGTATCCATAACGTATAAGTTTTACATACCTAGAGATTTAAGAATAGAACAACTTAATAGACGAGAGACAATAAAGAAGGAGGTGAAACATGCTTAGTTTATGGTGCATAAGTAAAAGAGACTTTAACGCTTTTTTAGAGGACCAAAACTACATGGGAAGCAGTTACGGTAATCAAATAGTAAACAAAACTATTTGTAGCTGTGATAAATCATACCAGGAGAATAGATACTTCGGACTACGTAACGATTACGATACGTCTAAAGAGT